TTTAAAATAAAACCTGTTAGAGTAGGAAACCGTATGATAACATCTACATATAAAAATTTTCCTATAAGCAGATTGAAAGAATTATATAATGGCACTAAAAAAAAGTCAAAAAAGTCTTAAGAATTGGAGCAAACAAAAGTGGCGTACTAAGTCAGGGAAAAAATCTTCTGAGACTGGTGAGCGTTATCTTCCTGAGAAAGCCATTAAATCTTTATCAGCTAAAGAATATGCAGCAACTACTGCAGCTAAAAGAAAAGGTACTAAAAAAGGTAAACAGTTTGTTAAACAGCCAAAGACTATTGCAAAGAAAACAAGGAGATATAGATGAGTAAAGATTCGAGATTAACTAGAGCAGGGGTGTCAGGTTTTAATAAACCTAAAAGAACTCCTAGCCATCCAAAGAAATCACACGTAGTGGTTGCTAAAGAAGGTTCTAAGATTAAAACAATACGATTTGGAGAGCAAGGAGCTAGCACTGCAGGTAAACCTAAAGCAGGAGAGTCTGCTAGAATGAAAGCTAAACGTAAATCATTTAAAGCTAGACACGGTAAAAATATATCAAAAGGAAAAATGTCAGCAGCCTATTGGGCTGATAAAGTAAAGTGGTAGGAGAGAACCATGGCATATTTAAATCATAACATACCGCCGTTCTCGGCATACATTAAAAACGAATATCTCTTTGATCATACAAAGGGGCACGGTGAACATACATTTTGTGATGTGCATTGTGTAGCTTCATTAGAGCGTAGAGCTTTATTGTTTGAATGTTTATTACCTAACGGAGTTAATTGGACACGTCGGCCTATACATGCTTTTGTGTGGAAGAAAGATGCTCCTAAACACGAATTAAATATTCATCAATACTGGGATTGTTTTTCTCCTTATGTTAATGTACAGCGTAGAAATAGATTAGCAAATTGTAGAGCTGAGTTAGTAGATTGTAAAGGTGTTAAACGTAAAGGCACTTATATGTTTACTATTGACTGGGCATGGGAAGATAAAGCTTCTTTCTTAGATACAAACTTTTCAGAAGATCCAGAACACAAATGCGCACACATGTTTAGAATGGATGAAGGAAACTTCTTTGCATATCCAAACAATAGAATTATATGGTATGATGATGCATATATGGAAGAACGTATAAAAGAAAATCCTGGATATTTAATTGATCAAAACTTTTACACAGTGGAGAATACTCGTGAAGATTCATGGACTGATGATTCTTACATGACACAATTTGAACGTGAAAAGTGAAAATATTCTTTGACCACATTGCTGGTAAGTTAACTAATTACGATTTAATATATTCTTTAATATTAGCTAAGTTTGATTTAGATGAATATGATTATGCTTTAGATAATGGATGGATTCCTTTATCTTGGTATCATACCAAACTAGATGGACAGACTTGGATTAATGCCAGGGGAGCTAGATTAGATTTAACTAAATTTAAATTTAATAAAAACAAAAGATATAAATTAAAAAAAGATAATATATCTGTAAAAATATTTAACAAGTTAACCGATGAACTTGAAGATACGTTAGCTAGTATTTACAAAAAATATGTAAGATATAAAAACTTTCATGAAACAAATAACGAAGAAGAAAGTGAAGAGTTTTATCGTGATGATCCAATTGATTGGAAATACTTTGTATACTATCAAGATAATAAACCTATAGCTTTTACAGAACTAATTACATTTAATAAACATTTAGTTACAGGACAATTTGCTTGGGACTACGAAGATCCTAAGTTAGGTATGGGTTCATTTGCTACGCTCTATGAAATAAAATGGGCATTAGATAATGGCTATGATAAATACTATCTGTCATACGCTTATGAAAATAGTAGCATGTATAAATCTAAATATGATGGCTTTGAGTTTTGGACTGGCAGGGAGTGGTTAGACAATAAAAAATTATACGAACAGCTTTGTATTAATGACAATAGAATAAAGAACTTTGCGGATCTTAACGACTATCAAGAAACGTACTTTAAGCTACTTGACAATGTGAAGTAATTTCTATATAATTAGTTTGACCGCCAAATGGGGTCTAAATTAATTTTGCTTGAAAGGAAATTATTATGATCAAGACACTTAACCTAATGAATTGGGAACCATACAGACCTTTTACTGTTGGCTTTGATTCATTCTTAGATAAACTCCACTCCATACAAATGGACGCTCCGAGTTATCCACCTTACAATATCAGAAAAACAGATGACTTTAATTATATAATTGAACTGGCTTTAGCTGGCTTCGATAAGAAAGATATTGAAGTTACCTATGCTGATAATACATTAACCATTAAATCTAATTATGACTACACTACAACAAAGAATAAAGAGAAAGCTAAGGAACTTACGCATAAAGGTATATCTCAGCGTGCTTTTACTCGTAGCTTTTGCCTTGCTGATGATGTGGTTGTAAATGGAGCAGAACTAGTAAATGGTATGCTTACTATACAATTAGAAAAGATTGTACCAGAAGAAAAGAAACCAAAGACAATTAAGATTAAATAACTTTAACTTGCCCCCCTTACAGGAGAATATATGAACGCAAATACATTTAAAGAAAAAGTAGATGCAATACTTACTGAAGCTATCGAAGTAAACCAACAACAAGTAGTTGGCGGAGCGGCTGAAGATTTTGCAACTTATAGATATTTAGTTGGTGTTGGACAAACATTAGCTGATATGAAAGATCGTTTTCATCAAGAGTATGTGAAGATGATTAAACAAGAAACAGGAGAATAATATGTCAAAAAAGAAAAATAGTTTACCAACACCAGCTGGTTTTAGGATATTGCTTAAGCCTAGAGAACTTCAAGAGAAGACAGCAGGGGGCATTATTTTAGTTGATGAGACTAAACATCATCAAAAGTTAGCCACTAATATATCACAAGTTGTTGCAATGGGGCCTGATTGTTATGAGGATAAGTCCCAAAAATGGTGTGATGTAGGAGATTGGGTGCTTACTGGTAAGTATGTTGGAAGTAAACTTAGATATGACGAAGAAGATTATGTAATCATTAATGATGATGAAGTAATTGGACTTGTTCCAGATCCCGACAAAATTTCACTAAAATAAAAATAACCCTTGCATTCTGCTACAATATGTTGTAAAATTACAGCATACTAATCAATAGTAGATAGCGTTAAACGTGGGTCGCACCCAAGGAAAGGTCTGATATGATAGACGAACGAATAGAAGATACAGTTGAAGAAGCCGATGAGGTTATAATAGACTTATCTGAAAATGAAGGAGATACTCCTGAAGAGTCAAATAATACTGAGACTCCAGTCACAGGAATAGAAACCGTAGCTGAAGAGACGGACGAAGTAGAGGAAGAAGAAAAAGAAACATCTGAAGAACCTACTGAAACTGAACCAGAAGCTGAGGAAGAAGATACTGAAGATTCAAAGAAAGTATTTGGCAAGCGCGCTGAAAAACGGATAAAGCGGCTTGTTGCACAAAAGAAGGAACTTGAAGAAAAGTTAAAAGCTGCAGAGCAAGATAAAGCTTCATGGCATTCTCAAGCACGAAAACTTGAAGACAAAAACAAAGACAATGAGTTAAGTGCTATTTCCAATTATATTGATAAATTAGAGAGTCAAGAAAAACAAGCCCTATCTGCTTTGAAGATTGCTAAAGAAAATGGCAACATTGATGAAGAGATCACTGCACAAGATACACTCGCAAGCGTAAAAGCTGAGACTCTTGTAGCTCAACAATACAAAGCTAGAGCACAATCTCAAATTCAAAAACCCAACGAACAATCTTCACCTGATCCTGTTATTGAAACTCCGAAACAACCTAACCAATATGCGCCAGCTCCTGACCGTAAGGCAGTTGAATGGCAAAAAAGAAATAGATGGTTTGGTGGTACGGACACTTCAGACAGAATCATGTCTCAGGCAGCATTAGTTATTCACAAAGAATTAGTAGATGATGGTATTGTACCTAACGAAGATTCTGATGAATATTATAATGAACTTGATGCAAGAATACGCTCAGAATTTCCTGAGAAATTTAAGCAGAAGAATGTTAATAAGGTTCCAACAGTCGTAGGGGGATCACGTGCAAACCCTGGTAGTTCTAAGATTAAGTTATCAAAAACAGAAGTTGAGATGGCAAATAGACTTGGAGTAGACCTAAAAGAATACGCACGCCAAAAACAACGCCAGTTAAAGGCGGGAGGATAATATGACAAAAGCAACTCAAAGCAGTCGAAAAAAGACTACACGGGCTTCGACATCTCGTAAAAAAGTTTGGACAGCACCTAGTAAACTTACGGTGGAAGCACCACCTGAAGGCATGCACTATCGTTGGGTTAGACATGAATTGTTTAACAACTCTGATGATGCAAATGTAAATGGTAGAGTTCGACAAGGCTATGAACCTGTAACACCAGATGAATTAGGCGAAAATGCCTATCCAGATGTTCTAGATACAGGTAAACACGCAGGCACAGTTCGATCAGGAGATTTAATTCTCATGAAAGTTCCGCAAGAAATTGCAGATCAAAGAACTGAACACTATAATACTCAAGCTGAGTTAATGGGAAAAGCCTATGCACAAGATCTAAAGAATGCAGGTCAAGGTGATATGCGTGGCATGGACGAATCGAAGACTACAGTTACAGGTGGAAGTCCAAAAGAAACAAAGTTCGAAGACTAAATAATTAGACATATCTAGTTATCTAGTTTTCTTTTAATAATAACAATTAATTTTCTAAAGGAGGAAATTATATGGCTGGATACGGTCTATCACCAATAAGACATGCAGCTGGAGGTACAGTACGTTTAAATAACTATACAGATATGAATGGTTATAGAATTGCTGCTACTGCACCATCTGCGTACTTCGAAGGCGACCTTGTTACTTATAGCTCAGGCTTACTAGTAACTGATGTCGGCGCAGCATCTCCGGGTTCTGTTGTCGGTGTTTTCTGGGGAGCAGAATACGAAGATAATTCTACAGGCGATGTAAAATTCGTACGTTCAATTGCGAACGGAACTGTAGCGAAAGCACAATATAAAGCATATGTTTACGACGATCCGTTTACAATCTTTAAGATTCAATCAGATCAAGCAGGCACAGGCTTAACTGCAGCGAACTCAACTGGAAAGCTAGTACAAATTGTAGCTTCACCAACAGGTTCGGCAATTACGCATAAATCAGGAATGGTAGCTGATGCTTCTACAGTAGCAACTACTAACACTTTCCCACTATCAGTTTATGGTAGTGCAGAAGCTGACGGAACGTACACTGCAACTGGTACTACTATGGATATAGTAGTGAAAATTAACTCACACCAACACCTAAATGGCGCTACTGGCGTTACAGGTATATAATATCTAGGAGGATATAGAATATGGCAATTACTAGAGGTCAAATACTCAAAGAATTAGTACCTGGTTTGAACGCAATTTTCGGAACAGAATATTCACGTTACGAAAATGAGCACGCAGTACTGTTCGATGAGGAATCATCAAATAGAGCTTTCGAAGAGGAAGTATTATTCCCAGGTTTTGAGGCAGCTCAAACTAAATTCGAAGGTCAAGCTGTTGCATATGGCAACACTGGTGAGGGGTATGTTTCTCGTTATACTAACGAAACTGTCGCTATGGCATTCTCAATTACTGAGGAAGCTATGGAAGACAATTTGTATGACAAGTTATCTACTCGATTAACAAAAGCATTAGCACGTTCAATGGCTTCTGCTAAACAAACTAAAGCGGCAAACGTCTACAACAGAGCTTTCAATAGTTCTTTCACAGGCGGCGATGGACAAGAGTTAGTATCTAACGCTCACCCATTAGCTTCAGGATCAACAGGTTCTAACAGACCTTCAACTTATGCTGACCTTTCAGAGGCTTCTCTTGAAACAGCATTAATTGATATCGCAGGATTTACTGACGATAAAGACATCCCGATTGCAGCTCAAGGTCGTACACTACACATACCAAGACAATTGGTATTCGTAGCGGAAAGACTGCTGGCATCTCCGTACAAACCAGGATCATCAGACAATGATGTGAATGCGATTAAGTCTACAGGAATGCTACCAGGTGGCTATCATGTGAATCACAGATTTAGTGATCCAGATGCTTTCTTTATTAGAACTGATGTTCCTAACGGAATGAAAATGTTCAATAGAGCACCTATCGCAACTTCTATGGAAGGCGACTTTGAAACTGGAAACGTAAGATACAAATCTAGAGAAAGATATAGCTTTGGCTTTTCTGACTGGAGAGGCGTATACGGAAACGAAGGCGTATAACACACTTTGTAGAGGGGGCAGAAATGTCCCCTTTACTACTTGGATTTAACAAATCTTACTTGACTGGCCAAGCAGACGTTATAGAGACAGTAAGAAAATAACTTGGGACTATACTCCCAGAAGGATTAAAGAATGGCAAATTCAACTTTTAGCGGTCCGATTAGATCAGAAGGTGGTTTTGAACAAATCACTAAATCTACAGTAGGTACCGTAACAACTAACTTTGATATCGATTCAAGCGGTAATGTATCAGGTTCTGGTACTATGAAAATGACAGGAGCGACAAATATTGTTGCACCTTATGAGTCTTTAACTGCAGCAACTAAAGCAGTAACATCAGCAGAAAGTGGAACTACTTTCGTATTTAATAGAGCAGCAGGCGTTGCGGTAACTTTACCAGTAGCAGCAGCAGGCTTAGTTTATAAATTCATCGTAGGAACTACTGTTACTTCAAATGCATTAAGCATTCAAGGAGCTACAGCTGTTGATATTTTTTCAGCTTACTCAATGATTACATTGTTTGATAAAGATAACGACGTAGCACAAGCAAAAATATTCTATGCAGACGGATCAGATGATGATGTGTTCTCTATGAATGGTGGTACAACTGGTGGATTCTTAGGTAGTGTTATTACATGCACAGGAATCGCAACAGGTGGACAAGGAAGTGCAACAGCAGTATGGCATCTGAATTCAGATAAGCTTGTTGGTGATGGTACTTTAGCAACACCGTTTGCATAATACTAATAATAACTAATGGGGGCCTTCGGGCCCTCATATTCTTGATTAAGAAGGGAAGAACAATATGGCAGACACAGTAACAGGTCCAACTATATTACAACAAAATGAGAAAAGAGTTACTATTAAAATAGTAATTCAATCAGATGGTACAGGCGGTACTACAGTATTCGGAGATGTATCAGCAATGGATGCACTTCCAAATGGAACAACTTGCAAAACTTTAAGCGTACAAAGATTATGGTTTGCTTGTGATACAGGTGATGGAGGAGATTCATACGCTCGTTTAGATTATGAAGATGATGATGGAGATATTCCTATTGTTGGATTAACTGGAACAGGTTATTGGGACTTCAGAGAATTCGGTGGAATTCCTGCAAACCAATCCGCAAACACAAACCAAGACGATATTAATATAGTTATACCCGGTACAGCAGATGCAGGTAATATGTATACTGTTGTTATGGAATGTACTAAGACATACGTGGAGTAATAAATGAGCGAGCAAACTAACAAAGAAGCAATTATAGAAATTAAAGGCGACCTCAAATTACTTAACCAAAAAATAGATTTAATAAAGGACAATCATTTGGCCCACATGGCTCAAGATATTGATAAACTTTCTAAATTTATCTGGGTAATTGGCGGGACTGTATTTGCACAAATGTGTTATTTGATTGTTCGTACCTTAATATAGGAAGGACAAAATATGGCCACATCAGGCACACAAACATTCAATCTTTCGATTGATGATGTAATACAAGAAGCTTATGAAAGAATTGGCGTAAGTTCTAAGGGCGGCTATGATTTAATTACAGCTAGGCGTTCTCTTAACTTATTGATGTTGGAATGGGTTAATGATGGTGTAAATTTATTTACTCTTGATTTAATAGAACACACCATGACCAAAGATCAAGGATACATTACATTTAGTTCTAACACATACTCAGATGTATTAGATGCAGTTATAACAGATACTAATGCTGATCCAGATTCTGATCAAGAAATAGAACGTATTAGTCTTACTGATTACTTACAACTTCCAACTAAAACAACTTCAGGCAAGCCATCACAATATGCTGTTGAGCGTAATGCTCAATATGATAGCAGTGGTGTAGCTACACACAAAGTTTATTTGTGGCCTGTACCTGATCAAACTTACTACAAATTAAAAGCATGGATGATTAAATATCCAGATGATGTTGCATGGACTAGCACAGCTGGTGGACAAGTAACAGTTCCGTATATTGATTACAGACAAAACGTTCAAATACCAAAACGTATGCTACCTCCTATGATTAGTGGATTAACTGTTAAGTTAGCACATAAACATCCTGGAACTGTAGATGTAAATAGAAGAGCAGAACTTACTGCAATTTATAAAGACGAATGGGAAAAGGCTAGAGAAGAAGACAGAGAACGTGTAAGTTTCTACGTACAACCGGCGGTATATTACTAATGTTTAATTTTGCATCTGGCATTGATTTAGGTCCTGATTTTATAAAAAACATGCAAGCTTTTGAAGCTATGAAAGAAAATATTCCAGTCACAGGAAACCCTGGAATTCTAGAAAATCCAGAAATGTTGAGTGGATCTTCTGGAATTAGTGGAACATCAGGAGGTTTATTTGATCCAAAAGACTCAAGTGCCATACCTACGTTAGATGAATATTATAGCAAAAATAAATATGGTTCGCTTCTAGATGATTATTATAAATCAGATATGTTTGACAGTGATGCATATTATAATGTATCTCCAATTCAACCGACAGTTCAATTGTTTCACAAGCTGTTTGGAGGAAGAGGACCAGGTCAAATGCAACAGTTGGGAAACTTTGATGATTACTTAAAACAACAGTACCAAATGGTACAAAGCACAGAGCCACAACGTATTAAAAGAACTCCAGAAGATATAGCAAAACGTAATTTAATAAGAGAAGCATACGGCACAATGGGTTTTGACGGTGGGCCAATAGAAGGAGCTCGACCAGGAATAACTGAATTGCCAGGACCTGGAGAACCGCCAATGCCAATGTTACCAGGAATAGGAAGACCACCATTTCTTCCACCACCTGCGTATGGAGAAATATCTGAACCTGGAAGTGGACAACCCGGAGGTGGATCAGGAATAGAAACACTGATGCCTGAAGAAGAAGGGTACAAAAAATATATTGCATCAGATACTAATCCATTTGAATCTATGGGAGTATCTTCTTTAGGACAAGATGCTTTAAGACAAATGATATTTGAAAAAAACAACCCACAAGTTAATCAAGAACGTAATTACAAAAGTTATATTGGGTAGACATGGCAAGATACACTAAAGGAAAACATGCAGTAGCAATTGATGACCGTTCTGGTTTTAAGGTAAAACATAAAGACCTTAGAAGAGAATGGACTGGTATGATGGTTCACAAAAGTGATTGGGAATCTAAACAAGCACAACTTGATCCTTCTAAGTATTTTAAAAATACTGGAAGTAACGTAATAGAAAACCCAAGACCAGACAATTCAAATGATTCAGTTGTTGTAAGACTTGGACCTTTAAATCAATCATACTCTGGAACAATGCAAGCCTATCATGGTACACTTCATACAGGTGGTCTTGATCTTGTTGAAGTTCCACCAGGACAAGAAGCAGGAACAGCTCAAGGTTCTCCTACATTAAACTTCATTGAATTCCCTACTGGAATAGCAGCTGGTACTGGTTTAGGTACATTGATACAAAATCTTGCAGATCAACCATCTGGTATAGCTGCAGGAACAGCTCAAGGTGGCTCTGGATTATTCTTTGGATCAACAGAAATACCACCAGGCATTGCGGCAGGTACAGCTCTTGGAACAGTTATTGTTAATGCAAATGCATTACCTACTGGAATAGCAGCTGGTTCAGCTATAGGTTCAGTAACTCCAGTAGTTAGTGGATGGTCTCAAGGTACTTATGGACAAGGCGCTTGGGGATACGGACAACAGGGAGGAGCATTATAATGTTTACGTATACGACTTTAAAACAAGCCATTCAAGATTGGATGGAAAACGACGCGGCAGAATTTACTGCAGCAACAGGATCTGGTGTAGCGCCAATAGATTTATGCATACAGTTGGCAGAACAACGTATGTACAAAGACATTGATTTTACATCTGGTCAAAAAACAACTAGTGCAACTTTATCAGCTAATACTAATATCGTAGCTGTACCTCAAGATTTGGTGGCAATGAGATGGGTTAGAGTAGCTAATGGTGATTGGATCTATCAAAAGGACGAATCATTTATCCGCGAATATTGGAGAGCTGGCACTAACGCAACACAAACAGATCAACCATACTACTGGGCATTTACAAATGATGGAGCGGCTTATACATCATCAGATAGACAAACAAATATCATATTTGCCCCCACTTCATCGGTTGACAAAACCTTAGAGATCAGTTATAATATAAGACCAACAGGGTTGTCTTCATCTCAAGCGAATACGTATTTGAGTGATTATTGTGGAGATGCTTTGTTATATGCTTGTCTAATAGAAGCTGCTACATTTATGAAGGCAGATCAAGAATTAGCCAAGTATCAACAACTATATCAGAGAGCGGCACAAGTGCTAGCTGCTGAAGAACAATTAAGAATGAGGAATTCTACACTGGTACAAGGTGAACTTAACGAAATATCAAGAATAAGGGAAAATAGATAATGGCAATTACATCAGCAATATGCTCAACATTTAAAAAAGAGCTAATGACTGCTACGCACAATTTCACTACTACTAGTGGAAACACTATGAAAGTGGCTTTGATTAAAGCAAATGCTTCACAAACGGGCACTTATAATGCGGGCACGACTTCATATACAACAATCACAGGTAACTCAGACGAGTTAGCAAATGGTAATGGTTATACTACAGGAGGTAATACATTAACAAATGTAACACCTACAAATGGTACAAGTACTACTACAACTGCTTTGACAGATTTTGCAGACACGTCTTGGACTTCTGCTACATTTACTACAAGAGGTTGCGTTATTTATAATGATTCAGCATCTGGAGATCCAGCAGTAATGGTGATTGATTTTGGTGCAGATTATTCTGTAGCAGGAGGAACATTTACTATTCAGTTCCCAACTGCAGATGAGTCAAACGCAATTTTAAGAATAACATAATAAATATTTAAAGGAAACATAATATGGCATCAACATGGTCCAGTCTTGGAATAAGACTAATGACAACAGGCGAGAACGCAAACGCTTGGGGTGATCAAACTAATCAGAACTGGGAAAGACTAGAAGATGCAGCTGACGGTTTAGCAACTGTTGCTGTCACTGGTGCAACCACTTTAACTTTTACAGCACAACCAACTTCTTATGCTGATGAGAATGGTCGTAATAAAGTTTTAGTATTCACTGGTACAGCTGGGGGCACACAAGCTATTACGTTTCCAAACATTGAAAAAACATATCACGTATTAAACGATTCAAACTCAACTCTTACTTTAACTACTGGCACTGGAGCGGCAACCGTTTCACTAGCAGCAGGTAAAGACAAAATAATATACAATGATGGCTCTGATGAAATTCACGATGCCATAGCTAATTTATCTGTAACAACTGTAAATGGCATTCCATTCTTTAGCGATACAACTAATGGTTCTATCTACACTCACGATGTTTCAGGCACAGATGATACAGCGGCTAATAATACTGCTTATGGATTAACAGCACTAGATGCAATTACAACTGGAGATCGAAATACTGCGTTAGGATATGGTGCTGGTGGTTCTTTAACAACTGGAGAAAAAAATGTTTTTGTTGGTTATAATGCTGGTACAACTTCTACCGATGGAGTTAGAAATGTTGGCATAGGTAATCAAGCATTAACTTCTTTAACCGATGGACAAAGAAATGTAGCTGCTGGTTTTACAGCTGGACAATTAATTACAACTGGGGAAAATAATGTAGCTATTGGATATGCTGCTGCAAATGGTTTTGATACAGAAAATCATAATTTAGCAATCGGTACAGATGCATTAGGTGGATCAGTAGCTGGTGGAGAATATAACATAGCTATTGGAAACTACGCACTA